ACGAAAAAGCCCCGACCTAAGCCGGGGCTACCACAGACCATTACAGTCTGACATCTACGATAGTAGAAATTTGCTCTTTATGAGCGTTTAAATCCGCAGACTTCAAGAAGCCTGACCGTCAACGGAAGTTTATTTTTATTCCGATTCCATAAAGGTACGATTGAAGTCTTCCGAAGACAGGTGCAAAGATAGTGGATTTATTTCAGAAAACAATATTTCTTCAACAACAATTAACGAATTTAACTTATATGTACAAAGTCATAAGTACAGAATATCATTTTTATCCTCATGTCGTGCTAGAATTGCAGGATACCGCCACCAAAGAGACAAAGTGGTGGTGCTACGCTGACTTTCATGACGAGGACCTGTGCAAGGAGCTTGGGGTGAAGGACCTTACCGGTTGTACCCTTGACAAACAGCCGAGTCACGGAACCTGGATATCCAAGGAGGATATAGGGCATCTGTAATCGGAGTTTCTCGTACACTATAGCCGCTTATCACTTAACAGATAGGCGGCTATTTTATTAAAAGTCACCACTAAAAACACACAGAAAAACACAATCTTCTCTTAAAATATGTGAATGTAAATATTTGATACTTTAATGAATGATACGAATTCCTGTTTTTACTTCAATCGAAACATCTAGCCAAATCAGCACTTTCGAGAGCTTTGTTTTTACTTTTTACTTGAATGAGCGGATTTTTGACACAAAACAGGCATTTGGAAGGTACAGAAAGATATTGTACTTTTGCAATGCAAGTGAAAGGTGTAGAGGCTGAGTAGTAAGCACGAAAGGATTCACAAACGCTATTCGGATTGGCAACCGTATGAGCGATTACATATGCCAAAATATAACTCCGATGGACTAACCTCTACCTCTGGTCCATTGGAGTTTTTAATTTTAAATGAGGTAATGAAAAATATCAGAATAGGAATTCAGCAGGCACAGATTGCACTGAGCGACGAAAATCGTTTGGTGGCGTTTTGCTTTGCCCTTAAGATAAAGTTCCTGTTCCATTCTTCAGACCTTCATTTTGGAACAACAAACCAGGCAGCGAATACTCTTGGTTTCAACAAGAAGGATTTCAAGAGATACCTGGATTCAGCTATTGAGTTCGGTTATTGTCGTATAGATACGAACAAGTTCGGTGTGAGAAGAATCATAGCGAACAAGATTCACGAGAGTTACAATTACAGCTACAAGGCAAGAAGAGGGGAAATAAGCAAACTCAGCCTACCGAACCTTAAGGGGCTTGTGCGCAAGGTTGTTGTGAGTAACAAGATTAATATTATCGAAGAAGTCATCAATACGCATGGTAGAGCCATTAACGGGCACTCGATTAAAAGTGTACGCAACGCCCGCAAGATGGAAGCTCGTATGTTGAAGAAACCATTCGATGAGAAGTACACCGGAAGTTACTCAAACGCCAAGATAGCACAAGACATTAATGGTACGTTGTATCAGGCGAGAAAAGCCGTCAAGTCTCTCGTTAAGTCTGGAGCAGTACAAAAAATTATCCAATGCACTGAGGCAGACGTTGATGCGTGCTTATGCACAAACAATCAGAGTTTCCGAACAGCAGACGGAACACTCATTATCATCTCTGCAAAATACAGAAAAGGACAACTCAGATGTGCCAACAAATACAAGACTCTCAAAAGTCAGATTTCGAAGGCAAAAAGTGGTTCTAATCAGAAGAAAATTGAGAGAAAAATGGTAGTGGGTAAAAAGTAACATATAATAATAGTAGTGGCAGAGGGAGACTTCGAGGGAGTGAGCCTGAGCCTTTTTAGAAAGAATATTAACGTCATAAATTGTAGAGATTATGAGAAAAGATATTGTTAGAGATACTCCATCATTGGAGGAGTTTTGTGACTACATAGAGAGAAAGGGCTATGATATCGACCCGTTTGCTCTCTATAAAGAGTTCGAGACTAGAGACTGGACCACCGCGAAAGGCGTTCGTACTAAGTCGTGGCCAGCATTGGTTGATGCTAGAAATAGTGTCGTGAGTCAAAGACGAAGGAACGACCAGGCGGTGCTTCTTGGTATCCCAAAGCCAAGAAAGCACGAAAGTAAGCAGAAGTACCAAAGAAGGGTAGATAATGCTAGAACTAAAGCCGTAAAAATGAACTACGACGAGTTCTTGCAGGATCCTCGCTGGTTCGCATTCAGACAGTTCGTATTTGCCGTTCGTGGACATAAGTGTGAGGTTTGTGGTTCTAAAGAACGTTTACAGGTACACCATGTAGGCTACAAGAAAGGATTGCTGCCATGGGAATATACCTGCAACGACGTTAAGGTTCTTTGCCGTAATTGTCACGCAAGAGTTCATGGCAAGCATGAAGACTCTTAAGGCAAATAACATATGGTATAACAAATAAAATATTGAGATTATGAACAAGAAACTAAGATTGCTGGTGACTGCAAAGTGTCACAACAAGTGCCCTATGTGCTGCAACAACCAGTTCGACTTCGAGAAGATTCCGGTAGTTGACAGATTGGACTATGATGAGATTAGTATCACTGGTGGAGAACCTCTTCTGCCGGATTGCAACGGAAAGACAATGTGGCTTGCTCACGGAATCAGAAACGTATTCCGTACGCTCGGAATCCCTGCACCAAGACTTTTCCTCTATACGGCATGGGTTGATTACAGAACACTCCGCAATCGCAGCTATGACTTCGACGGAATCTGTCTCACGCTCCACAGCAAACTCGATGTGGTAAAGTTCGTTGAAATGAACGATGTGATGCTTAGACACAAGAGAAATAGATGGCAGGACAATGGTTTCAATCCTGACTACTCCCTCCGTCTCAACCTCTTCGCAGACATGAAGGCTCTTCTCCCTAAGAGACATCGACCTGTCTATGTGGAAGGTGAAGGACATGGAGTGGGTGAAGGATTGCCCGGTTCCGGATGGAGAGGACTTCCGAAGAATCAAGGAGCTGTTCTAGTGGATAATTTTTAATATTTAAATAATATGAGTGTAAAAAACATTATTTTGGCATCAGTACTCGCAATAGTAGTACTCGCCGCAGGTTCAGTTATCGGTTGTTATTTCCATTACAACAACCAGGAAATCTCACTTCGTCAGCAGTCAGAGGCTCAGCGTGGCAAGATTGAGGGTGTTCACGACAAGATGTGGAAGGTTCTTCAGCAGAAGGCACAGGTTACGGATGAGTACAAGTCCGCATTCGAGTCCATCTATCCGAAACTTATCGAGGGCAGATACTCAAAGGGAGACGGCTCGCTTATGAAGTGGATCAAGGAAAGTAATCCTAACTTCGACGTTTCGCTATACAAGGACCTCATGCAGTCCATAGAGATTCAGCGCTCCGAGTTTCAGACATCACAGGAGAGAATGCTCGATATCATCCGTGAGCACGAAACGCTCGTGAAGACATATCCGGCGAAGTGGTTCGTATCTGAGACCAAGCCTATCGAATACAAGGTTATCTCCTCATCCAAGACAAAGATGATCATGCAGCTTGGAGAGGATAACGACGTAGACCTGTTCAAGAAGTAACAGCTTATGGAAATATTCATATTCCTAATCCCATTCGTGGTTGCTGCTTTCCTGTTGATTTTCTTCAGGAAGCAGACCACCTGGTGGGAATACGCAGTACTCATTGTTCCTTCCATCCTCATAGGCATCCTCATGGAGTTCGTGTTCAAGCAGTCCAATGCTGCCGACACGGAGTATCTCGGAAGCTACGTGACAAGAATCCGTCATTACGATGCCTGGAATGAGTACATACACCGCACGTGTACAAGGACCGTTGGAAGTGGAAAGCATCAACGTACGGAAACGTATGATTGCTCGTATGTTGACAATCACCCTGAACGTTGGACTTATTTCGATGCTAGAAATAAAGAGGAATACTTTATGACCGACAACGAGTTTAATGTAGTCAGAAAGATTCTCGGAACCCATAGCGTGTTCATTGATATGCACAGGCATTACTACACCAAGGATGGTGATGCTCAGGAATGGACGTGGGATGGCTCCATCGAAAACTCATACACGCTATCCTCGGAACACGAGTACAAGAACAAAGTCAAAGCCTCACGTTCTATTTTCAAGTTTGAGGATATTGATTATCAGCAGGCGCGAAAGCTTGGACTGTTCGAGTATCCGGATATTGTTCTTTATGACCAGAACCCTGTGCTTGGACTGAAGATTCCGAAGAACCAGGAGAAGGCGATGAGATGGCTGAACGGATACTATGGCGAGCGGAAGCAGTTTAGGGTGTTCGTCCTGTTCTTTACGAACAAGCCGGAAGAAATCGTTGAAAAGCAGCGCTCATACTGGCAGGGCGGCAACAAGAATGAGCTTGTCGTGTGCGTCGGTATTGACAAAAACAAGAATGTCAAGTGGTGCAACGCATTTTCATGGTGTGATAGCCCGGTCGTAGGCGTTAAGAGTAGAGACTGGTTTATGAGCAATCCTGTAAATCTCGAAAAGTACGCCGAGTATATCGGTCCGATTGTAGAAAAGGAATGGCATAGAAAGAACTTCGAGGATTTTGATTACCTTACCATCGAGCTTACCGACGTACAGTACTGGGCCATCATTATTATCTTGCTGATATTCAATATTGTAATGAGCTTCTGGATTGTAACCAATAATTATAAAAACGATTTGTAGCGTATGAAAGAAAGATTAAAAATGATTTTCGACCGCATCGACATCTTTGTCGTTTGTATTGCCGTCTGCTTTTGCCTCTGTATTGCGGGAGGCTTCATTGGGAACCGGGATGCGCTTGCTGATTTCGTCATCGTAACTATTCTCATTTCTGAAGTCTGCTATATCTCCCGCTGCAACGAGAAGCTTCAAATAGATCTGATAGAGACAAAGGAGAAGCTGAAGGAGGCTGAGAAAGAGTCGGATACTGTAATCCATCAGATCGTCGAGAAGGACAGGACTATCCGCTTCTACGTCTTACTAGGAATATTGTGGAGGAAGAGATGGTCATGCGAACACGCTAAGGTCAATTACTGCAAGCACAGGATAACATTGAGACAACTTATCGATGTGATGAATCATTCCGATAAGATGTGTGATAAGATTTCAAATAAAATTTCTGAGCTTACCAAGGATTTGAACGAACTCGATAAATAGATACTTGTCATAAAACAACTTTCCCCACGCCATCGGCAAATGACGTGGGGATTTTCTTTGTTAACCGTTCAGATAGTCGATGACTTTTCGGTTCGCCTCGTCTATCTTCTTATTGTCGAACTGAATATAGAGCGAAGTCGTGTCGCTATCCCACTCACTATGGCCCAGAGCCTTGCCGATAACTTCCTTCGGAATATCAATGCTCGCCGCTATGGTGGCCCAGCTTCTTCTGGCAGTGTACCATATTATATCCTTGTGAAGTGGCTTGATCTCCTTCTTGATCAAGGCTCCACGCTTATTCTTCTTCATCTCGGTAGGTCCGATTCTCTTCAGGTAATCTCCTAGCGTTCTCCTGAAGCTTGATTCCTTTGTTCCGTCATCCAGGATGCACAGAAGATGGTCCTTTCCCTTATACTTCTTGATAATTTCCATTGCTTCCGGCTCAACCTTGATGTCGTAGAGCCTGCCGGTCTTGTTGCGCTTGTACTGGATGCGCCCTCTCTTGATGCAGTCAGCAGGAAGTTCGAGCAGGTCGGAGAGGTTGATGCCTATCAGATAGAACCCGAGCATAAACAAGTCACGATACTTCTCCATAAAAGGCTCAACCGGAAAGTCACGATACTCCCTCATCTCCTCGGCGTTCAGATACAGGTACTGCTGACGCTCCGTCTTGATGGAAAACTTACGGAAAGGATATTTGGTCGTAATCTCGTTATCTATGGCCCAGTTGAACACCGTACGTATGTTTCTTAGGTCGATGGCTATTCCACCGATCATACGCCCTTTCAGGAGCTCATGTGCCTGGAATCTTTCGAGCCAGTCTCTGTCTATATTGTCGAAGTCGGCATGCTCATCGAAGGATTCAATCCTCTTCCTTGTTCTTAGAAATATCTCTTTGGTGCTATCCTTAGCCTTGGTCTTGATGAACTCATCGATGTAGTAGAGGATGTTCTTCTCAACGGATGCGGTCCTTCCGCTGATGATAGCCTTGATTTCATCCTTCATTCTTGCTGCCGGAAGTTCGCCATTCATATAGATATATTCCTCCACGGACGCAAACAGCCTTGCCAGCATTGCCGTCTTGGCTCTTGCATTCGGAACACTCTTCGGGAAGATCATCCCACTGAACTTGACCGTACTCGTGATTCCGGTATAGACCTGGAATCTCTTTCCGTTGTAACTTATGATGAAGAAAACCTTCAGTGACTTTCCTTCAACGTATGTCTTGATGCTATTCATACTTACTCACAGATTTTACTCACAACTCAATTTTACTCACATATTACTCACAAAACTACTCACATTGGCGTACATTATGCACGATTTTGTACCTATTTTGTGGGTGAAAATGATGGATTTTACTATGTTTTTAATGACGAAAAATGATGTAAGTGGCTGATTATCAGTATTTGAGCGAGATACGGGAGTCGAACCCGCCTCACAGGCTTGGGAAGCCCGTGCACTACCGATGTGCTAATCTCGCAGACAAAAAACTTTTGGAGGGAGATGCAAGCACGGCTTGCGAAAGAAAAGA